GGCTTACCCTCTGGCAAGTTCTCGTCATGCTTCTTCCCGTCATCGCTCTGCCCAGTCCATCGCATATAGCGAGTCTCGTCAGCAGCATTGGTGCGCTCCAGCGTAAAGCCCTCATCCATTGATCGCCGGAACTCCTTCACCAATTCAGGTACATCCGGCTGTCCTGTGTGCTTCGCTAATGCGTCATTTTTGTCCATTGTTTGTATCTCCTAAACCAAAGTGTTTCAGTAAGTCATCCCGATAGTAACGATGCTCCCTGCCACCCAGCATCTTATAGACGCGCAAAGTGCCAGCGTTACGCAACTTATCGAGATAACGCTTGTTCATCCCTGTCAACTCCGCCGCCTGCATCCGTGTCAGCAACGGCGGGTACTCTTTAATCTCCATAATCAATACGTTCCTCCTCCCTTCGCCGCAAAGCTCGTATCCGTCACATACTCAGGACGGAACAGCATCAAGTAGCGCAGACAGTCCACGAAATCCTTGTAAGCATTCTTTTCACCACCAGCAGGCGTTGCCTCCTTCATACACTCTATCAAGTTGCCGCACTCACTGCTCACATACAGCTTCGGCTCGTTCACCACACTCAGCGGCTGGTCTGGGTCGTAGTCCAGTACCTCGTTAATCAACGCAATGCCCTGCTCAATATGCACGCCACTGGCCTGCTCAAAGTCCATCTCACAGTCATCACGCAGCACATCCACCAAAGACGCACCATCCCTGACCGCCGCAGGACTGCCACCCGCTCTAGGGTCAATCAGACGCCAGTAAATCTCTTCATCACCCTCAAGCCTGCGGTACTCCTTCACATAGCTCTCCGGCCCCATACCCTGCGACTCCTGCGCTGGCCCTTTCACGCCCTGTGGCTTGTCTCCCGGTAATGCCCACTCACCAAACTCGGCACGATTCGGATACTCCCGATACACATACATCCGCCCTGCCTCATCAACCCGTAGCCACAGCGTTGCCCACATCCGAGAACCTGCCGGATCACAGACCATGTAGTTCGTTCCCTCCTGTGGTATGTCTTCAGGGTCAATGATGTGCGTCTTATTAAACTTAGGGAAGTAGTTGCCAGTGGTCTTCTCGCACCACCCATAGAAACGCACCTTCTTCTGGATGCTGCTCTCCTTCTCCAGAGCCTTCATCATGCTGTCTTGCGGCTGGAAAGGATTCTGGTCGGTGTGGAACCACACAATCGCAGAGTCATCCCTGACACACTCAGCCACATACGGCATCTTACCCACTCCACAGCCAGGAACGTGTACCTTGTCCTCTTCCAAGAACTTGGCAGGTAATGTCTGCCTAAACGTGCAGCCTGACTGGAAATTCGCCAGCGTGTTCGTCCACCCAGTAATCGGCGTGGCACTTACCAGCATCTTACCCTTGCGTGTCACTAAGCGGAACGCCGCTGTCTCTACCCAACTGTAAGGCACTAACTCGTCAAACCAGATCAAGTCAGCCTCCATACCCTCCAAGATGTCAGGTTGCTGCGAGTAATGATTGAACCAACACTGGCTTCCATTGGGCAGAATGAATGTCGCCTCACTAAAGCCGTTCTTAACCGAATAACTCACGTTAGTGGTCTTGTTCTTCTTAGGCTTCTTCCACTCACCCGGTAGATAGTTGTAAACACTCGGTTGCTGGTCGCGGATGCTGCTCTGGCTCGTCATCGAAAACGCCACGACACGCGCTCCAGGCTTCTCCACCATCGTCCTCACCAGATACTTCGCACTGAATTGAGTCTTTCCTGACCTGTTGCCTCCACTAATCAGCAAGCGATCATAGTCTTCCAGTAACTTCTCCGCCTGTACCCAGTGGTCTAGCTCCTGAAAACAGGGGCGAACTCCAAAGCCATGCCCATAAGGCTCCTTCTGGGATAGCTCTATGATGTACTCCCGCTGCTCCAAGTCCTTCAGTACCCTCTCAATCCCATACTTCTCCCCAGTCTCAGGGTCTACCGTCTCAGCCTGCGCCAAGCACTCCTCCCTAGTCGGGGCTTTCAGGATAGGATGGGGCGTTGGTTCCTTCACAATATGCGCTTAATCTTCTCCACAACCTCTTTGGAGTCCTCCCCCGATACACAGAGGTTCTTTACCTCCTCTATTTGCTCCTCCAAGGTCGCCACATACACTGCCAAGTCCAACACCTCGTCCATGATGTTAGGGAGCATCTTCTTGCGCCACAGATAGCCCCCATGCTCTGCCTGCCCTGCACGGTACTTCGCGTCGATAAGATGGCTTAGACGCTCTGTGACGCGCTTTAAATGGGCTTCCTGTGATGGCTGCATCTCGCTCATAGATCGTCTCGGCAGTCACGCTCCACAATCATGGCGTCAGCGATCTCAAATGCCCTGTCAGAGAGCAGGTCAACTTCCAGCGGGAAGTCTCCCTTGAAGCTGCTCAGTATCGACTGCATCGCCAATCCCGCGTACCAATCACGCAAGTCCCTCCTGCGCTCTTCGTCCTCGTCAAACATCGTCCGTCTTAACATAGCCTTTGCGCTTCGGTCTGCGGCCCTCTGCCCATCCGGGGCCATCTCTACGCATCACCACAGGCATCCCAATCACATAGAGATTCTGCCGCTTGATACGCACCAATACTCGCTCGCCTTCATACTCCGCCTCTATTAAGCGCGGATTGCGGATGTTGGCTTTGGTGACTTTGGCGATCACCAGCGGCTTCTGCGGTAACTCCACCTCTCCCACGCCCACCAAGGCTTGCAGCTTCTCCACTCCTATGTCCGTGTAGCCCACTGCCGTGCCTTGCTTGCCCCAGTCCACACCTTTAGACAGGGAAGCCCTGTGGTGCGCTAACTCTTTCCTTGGCAGCCCTAGGGTGACTGCCAAGTCGCGTTCGAGTGTTAGAGTCTCTGGCATTTTTCAGAAAATTTTGTGTGAGGCATAACCCATATATATAGGGAGGCGGGCAAAATCTCAGACCCCCTCCCCCCCTCGCGCGCGCGTTATAGTTCGCGCGAGTGTATAGCGCGCGCCTGGACGCGTCCGCGCGTGCTTTTTATTCCGTTTCATCGGTGTTGCGGTTTGGTAGACCGCAGTCTTTTTGCTGTTTTTCGGGGATAATCTCGGCATCTACTGTTTTGGTGCTGCTTGGTGCTGTATTTTGGCCCAGCCATCCGGCCATGCCTTGCCCGATTTCGTGCCGATGCTCTACAATCTGGGAAGGCTGGTCGGATAGCATGGCTACTTTGTCAATTAAGACGGCGGCAGGAATGGATAATTGATTAGGTTTAATCTGGTCGAGATTGTCGGCCATGCGCTCAATCATGCGTTCAGCCAATGCGGCCGCTTTGCCTGCCGTTCTCTTTTTCCAGTCTTTCAACTCGCCTGCCGTCATCAACTCGTTTTTGATTCTGTTGACGGTAGTTTTCCCTGCGCGATTATCTACTACAGTTTGCTCCAAAGTCTTCCCCGATTTGAGGTCGGAAACAATCGCCTCATATCTTTCTGGATCAGTTTCCTCTATACGCTTACCCATGATGTAATTAGACGCCCATTGAAGCCCCTTGGCGGCATTCAATGTGTGCTGATGTTATTTTTTTTTTGCAATTATAGCCCGGTAAAATAGTTAACTTTTGAACAAGGGGCGGGGGGCTTGAAAAATAATGTTGGACAAAATAAACCTAACGGCTTAGGTTCATGTCCATGCGGCGCGGGATGCGTTGCGAATAAGGGAACAGCAAACAATGATAACACCAGATCAAATCAAATTCGTTTCACGGGTCATCGACAAACCCACACTACAAAAAATGCTTAAAGCTTTGCGCCGTGCCGGGTTCAATGTTGAGAAGCTTGACGCGGGGTATTCTGTGACCACTCAAAAGGGCACTGAAGTCTTGAAGGCCATGAACGGTTCCCGAGCCTACCTTTGCCGATATGCTGAAAACCTTTTCGTAAGCTAACGCCATGCACACCCAATTTCAAAAAACACCAAGCGGGGTTAGTTTTAGAGAACTCCCGTCAGCGTATCAGCAAGACGAGAAAAAATCGTATTGTGAAGGCGACTTTGGCCGCATTGACGCGCTGCCCAATGGCAAGTTTAGAGTCTATGATAGTTGGAAAGATTTATGGCATCCATTTGACCGATGGGAAAAGGCGATGGCGTTTTTTAAAATGCTGTGTCGAATCAATGCCTCGAAATTTTAAGCAAACCATTAACCGAATCTGAATAGGATAACACCATGCACACCCAATTTCAAAAAATCGGATCAAGCAAAGGCAAACGGCGCGTTTGCTTGTGGAATAAGAAACTCAGCGAGGCGGGGTTTCCCGTTGGCCAGCCAATACAAATTCAAGTCACTTGGGGCATGGTGTTGATATTCCCCGACACCAACGGCAAACGGAAGGTGTCCCGCGTCATGAATCACGGTAACGAACTGCCCGTGATTGACTTGAAAGAAACCAAAAGCCTTGACCTTTCCAGCCTTGGCGAGATCGGCGGGAAAGTAGAGGTTACAATTTCGGGCGGCAGAATCATCATCAAAAAATAACAACAAAAATGAAACCTTTAGAACATTTAGAAGAAAACACCTTGCGATATCTCCAAAAATGGACTAGGCCCGATAGCTGGGGGGGCACGGAGTGGCAAAACCATTATATTTTTGTCGGTCAAAATAGAGATTCAGACGCTTTGGAGCGTAGCAATTTCGCTTGCGCGGTCAAAGCCATGGAGGAAATTTCCCCAAAGTATAGCGGCGAATTAGCTTGGGGAGATGATAGCGGTGACGTTGAGCCTTGGACAATAGTCCGCGAAGGCCATTGGGCTTGCGGCTGGATTGAATGGGTCGCTATTCATAAAAACGCGGCAAAGCATTTAGAAACGGCGGCTGAAATTGCTTGCGCCTTGGAAGATTACCCCGTGATTAATGAGGAACACTTTTC